CAAAGCAACCGGAGAGAACAATGACACCTAAAGAAATTAACGATCTGAAGAAAGAACATAATCGACTGCAAGAAGAAGGCCGGGAAGTGTACGCACGAGTCATGGAGTTGCATGAGAAATGCACAGCAATACAGAATCAACTTCACGAAGCAGAGGGTGAGGATTACGACCCGATCCCGCTGATCTTTGGTAGTGGCTTTTGGATTGACCCTGATTTGTGAGGCTAACAATGACAATACCTAGAGAGGTCGGGCAACTGGCTTTAGACAATCTGGAATCTCTCGTAGCATACATTCAGGGCGGCGAGCCTGATCTGGTCATGCAAGTACCAGCTATCGAAGCACTCCGCGTAGCACTAGCAGCAAAGGAACCGGAGCCGGTGGGAAACACACTTACATTTATGACACGGGCAATTTTCAATATTGTTGCAGACCATCAAGAAATAAACGGCGGTTACTTTATTGCTGATGGCGATGTTGCTGCGTTTGTTGACAGGCTTGCCAAAGTAATTAACTCAACATTTGAACCGTTAAAGCATAAGGGTTCCGTCCCACCACAGCGCGAATGGCAGGGGCTGACGGAAAAGGAGCATGAACAGATTGCTATTGACTGCGGCTGTGCCAGTGCTGATTGGGTTTTTTATGGAGCGGCAGTGGAAAGAAAAGTAAAGGAGAAGAACACATGACAAGCGTAAATACAGAAGATTTTGCACCAGAAGTAAGAAATGCAGCATGGTGGTCTGGTGACAGCAGACTAGCAGCTAACGGCAAAGCAGCAGATGCCATCCTTGTTAAGCAGGGGAAGAAGCAGCCGCCTGACCTGTCTGACGTAGAAGAAGTCCAAATGGGTAAGGTTATGGAACCGACCATTGCCAAGCTATTCCAAGAAAAGCACCGTATAGAACTCAAGGACGCAGACTATGTTCTTACGCATAAAACTGAGCCGTGGTTCAAGTCTCATTTTGACTACATCTCAGCAAATGGACGAATACTCGTTGAATGCAAGAATTACAACGTGGGCGCTATGTCTAAGTTCGACGAAGAAACAAACATGGTTCCTGCTGCTGATTTCGCACAACTCGTACATGAAGCCGCCTGTCATAACGTGGATGAGATTTATCTTGCAGTCTTGTTTGGTGGACAGAAGTTTAGGACGTTTCACTTCAATATCACGCAGGAAATGAAAGATGAGCTTGTCAAAGAAATGGCAAAGTTTTGGGGAGTTGTCGTATCTAATGCCGACCCTGAAGCGCATGATGTCGAGTCAGCAAAGCTTATCTGGCCTACTGCCACAGAAGAAGCGGCGACTGCTACAGGCGCGGTGGAACGTGCTTGTGCAGTTCTTGCGGAATACAAGGCACGTATCAAACAACTGGAAACAGAAGCAGACAAGGTTGAAACGTCGATTCGGGAATACATGGGTACGCGAGGTTCGCTCGTTACTGTGGATGGAAAAACACTTGTCACTTGGCGCAACGCTAAAGCAAGCAAGAAGTTTGCAGCAGACCTGTTCCAGCAAGCAATGCCAGATGTTTACCAGAAGTTTGTGATTGAAGTACCCGGCAGTCGCCGGTTTTTACTCAAATAAGGGGATGAGATGAGCAACATAGTTCCGTATCAAGACATAGAAAAGATGGCAATTGCTGTTGCCAAGTCTGGATTGTTCAACGTCAAGAAGCCAGAAGAAGCGATGGCGCTAATGCTGGTGGCGCAAGCAGAAGGTAGTCACCCTGCTATCGCTGCCCGTGACTATCACGTTATTCAAGGCAGACCAGCACTGAAGGCCGATGCAATGATGGCTAGGTTCCAGCAAGCGGGCGGTAAGGTGGAATGGAAGGAATATACCGATGAGCGAGTTACTGGTGTTTTTAGTCATCCCGCTGGTGGGAGCCTTGCTGTCACTTGGACTATCAAAATGGCATCGGATATCGGGTTGGTTAAACCGGGTAGTGGATGGCACAAGTATCCTAGAGCTATGCTCAGAGCGCGTTGCATCTCAGAAGGTATCCGATCCGTTTATCCCGGCTGTGTCGCAGGTGTTTACACGCCAGAGGAAGTACAGGATATGGGACCGGCAAAACCAGCGCAGGAAGTAGATATGGGGCAAGCAGACGTTGTTGTTGAGGAAGTAAAGAAGTCTGCGGAAAGGAAAGAAGGTGAAGCTTTTTTGCCGCTTTACGTGCCCGGAATAGATCATCCGTTCTCAGAGTCCACGGATTTAGCAGAATGGGAGATTTCTTTTCATGACATGGTTCACAAGATAAAGGGGAGCCAGAAGCTTACCGACGAAGTTAAGCGTGAAAAACTCAAGATGTTGAAGGATGCAAACACAGAAGTAATCGACAAGCTGGACGCGCCTACCAAAATGCGGTTGGTGGCAGCAGCTAATTCATTGGAGGCCGTATGAAGAATCACGAACAACGCCCCGGTAAAGGGGTTCTCTTTGTCAACGATAAGCGCAAGACTGACGCACAGCCTCACTTAAAGGGTGGCTTTATGGCTGACAGAGATATTAAGGCTGGCGAGTGGGTAAAGCTTGCTGGCTGGCGTAAACCTACTCAGGTAGGTGAGTTGATCTCGCTAGCGCAGGATAACTTCCAACCTGATCCTAACTACAAGAAACCTACAGAGGGTAGCAAGGTTAGGGAATACAGCCCGTTTAAGGATGAAGAAATCCCATTTTAGAATGGTGTATGATATAGTTACCTTTTTAATTTACCGGGGTAACTATGAAAACGTGCAGAGAGTGCAAACAGGACAAATCTTTATCGGAGTTTTATGTTCATAAAGCGATGCTTGATGGACATTTAAACAAATGTAAAGACTGTGTTAGGTCAAGAGTTAAAAAACACAGGGATGAAAACATAGAAAAGATAAAGGAATATGACAAACAAAGGGCAAATTTACCCCACAGAGTACAAGCTAGAAAGCAGTATTCTCAAAGTCCAAAAGGGAAAGAGGCTCATGCCAGAGCGCACAAGAAATATATTCAAAAGTTTCCAATGGCTAGGGCAGCACAAATAATTGTTGGTAACGCTATACGCGATGGCAGATTAGTCATTGAAAAAAATTGTTCTGTTTGTGGAAGCAATAACTTTGTGGAGGCGCATCACGATGATTACACAAAACCATTAGAAGTTAGGGCCTTATGCTCAAAATGTCATAAAGAGTGGCATAAGCAAAATGAACCTATCTATGAATAATTATGGCAGCTAGTCGCTCACCTACACAGCGTTCTTTGGAATATCTCCGGGAACAAGGCTACCACTGCGAGGTGGTGGAAAAGTGGAATTCTTTTACCCGGCAGAGAAAGGACTTGTGGGGGTGGTGCGACATATTAGCTATTCGCAAGAATGAAGTGCTGGCAGTTCAGGTAACGGCTTCTGCTGTTGCTGACCGTATAAAGAAGATTCAGGAGTCAGATACGGTGGCAAAGGTTAGAGAGGCCGGGATACGAATAGAAGTACACGGCTGGCGCAAGAATAGCAAAGGCCGGTACGTCATTAGAGTGGAGGATATATCGTGAATGCAGCAGATATAGACAGATCAGAGCGCCTTCAGAAAGTCGCAAATCTTTTGGGGCGGGGAGGGGAATACACAACGCTAGATATTATTCAGCGGGCAGGTGTGTGTGCAGTAAACAGCATCATCTCAGAACTTAGAGCAAACGGTTACAGCATTGACTGTGAGCGACGAGCAAACAAATGGTTTTATAGGATGAATAAATGAAAAAGATATTTATAGCGACACCTATGTATGGAGGTCAATGCTTTGGGTTCTTCACTCAAAGTTTATTGCAGTTGAATAACTTGTTGCGAGATAACAAGCTAGAAAGCATGATGTCATTCATGTTCAATGAAAGCCTGATTACTCGTGGCAGGAATGCGTTGGCGCATGGCTTTATGAAAACAGACGCAACGCACATGATGTTCATAGATGCTGATATTCAGTTCAACCCTGCTGACTTTATGAAGATGATGGAAGCAGACAAGGATGTTATCTGCGGCATCTATCCTAAAAAGGAAATAAATTGGGGTGCTGTGCGGCAAGCTATTGCTAACGGTGTGCCTGACAGTCATCTGAAGTATTACACGGGTTCATTTGTAGTCAACCTGAAGAACTACGAAGGTCAAGCCACTGTGCCGGTAAACGAGCCTGTAGAGATATGGAATGGCGGCACTGGATTCATGCTAATTAAGCGCGAAGTGTTCGAGAAGCTAAAGCCAATCGTACCGTGGTACGTCAATGACGTTACCGATCTGGCGGGCAATATCGGCGCAGAACAGATTAGCCAGTTCTTTACGGAAAGTATTGAGCCGGAGACAAAACGGCTGCTGTCGGAGGATTATCACTTCTGCAAAACTTGGCGTGATAACGGAGGGGAGATATATGCAGCACCGTGGGTGGGGCTGACACATATAGGAACCTACGCATTTGAAGGCAAACTTACACCAGCACCATAAGGAGATAACAATGGTTATAGAGTACCGCCCATACCATACGTTGTTTGACCATTTGCTAGAGAAGTACGAACTAAAAAATGATGCAAGGCTGTATGAATTCTTCGAAGGAAAGATTAGCAAGCCTGACATCAGCAAAATACGTCACGGAAAGAAAAAGATGGGCGCACTGCACATCCTAGTTATTCACAAGAAAACAGGGATTCCGGTGGCTGAAATAGAAGACATGCTTTCAACACGATAACTATGGAAACATTTTCCATAATTACCTTTGTGGGAGGATTCTTGGTAGGCGCAGGAATTATGGCTGCGCTTATCGGCGGTTTCCTCTTTTGGCTGTTTTCGCGGAACGAATAAAAGCCTGTGCCGTGGGAGCGCCTTTGCTCCCCGGCTTCCTCATTCTCTCACCACTGCCAGCTTTGATACGCTCACGCTTGGCATGGATTGCCGCATACAGTCCGGGTTTCATCTGCATTTCCATCTCCGCATAGATGCTCTTGCTCGTTCTGAATTCTTGGCAGTCTTAACAATCCCGCCCATTCTTGCACAGAAGGATGCCCGTCTGCCAGCCTCAGACTTGCTAGGCTTGCTGGTAGTTACAGGAGCCTTGAGATTGCTTCCAGTAGCGCGGTTGTACTTGGCACGACCTTTAGCAGTCAAGCCAGCACCCTGACTTGCCGGGAGCTTCTCACCTCTGCCTATCGCTAGGCTGACACCCTTCTTAGCCATTAGTAGCTCCAAACAGTAGGACGGTTCTGACCAGTAGTAAGGTCAACATGGATGAATCTTCCAGTGCCTTTTTGCTGGACACCTATACCAGTAAATCCTAACTCCATAGCCACCGATAAAACCTTGTGTGCTTCTGCGCCACTAACTCCGATGTCGCAAGCTAAACCGGTAGAGTGTGCCCCCGGCGCTGCTTTCTTTGCTTCTATCGGATGCTTTGGGCAGCGGTATCCTGAAGTTATCTTCATTGGCTTCCCGTACTTGTTCCGCAGGAGTTGCAGCTTGTCGAGCAAGCTTTCCTTTATTTCGTTTGCGCCACAATGACTGCACGAAAACTCCGTAGCGGTAAAGTTCGGGTACTTAGACCAATCTATCTTAGTCACGGCTGTCAGAAGTAATCATGCCGATCAGACCAGCAAGACCAAGACCAGCGGTAACAATAGCCTCACCCATAGCGGGAGCAATAGGCACACCAATAGCGGTAAGGAACAAGATAGCGCCACGCCAAGTCGATGGTTCTTTTGCGCGAGCAAGAAAGTAATCTTTCATAGACCTTCTCCCGGAGTAATGTAAAGTTTCGCATTGCTGTGAGGAGCAATGATGCGTACATATACCGTCTTAGTAGAACTGCACTGCGGGCCAGTAAATGTACGAGAACTGTACGGAGGAATTGCCACTACCGCTGCGCTGTTTCCATCTGGGATAGAAGCAGTAATGTTTGCAGTCTCACCGTAAGCCACAAAGACCGGATCATTCTTGTCCGGGTTAGAGACAAAGTATTGATTGACCGGGCTAACGGCAGAGATAGAAACAACATTGCCCTGAATATTTGCGGTAACAGCAGTAGCTACCACGCAATTCCCCATAGGCTGGAATGGAATATTGTTAGCCATCAGTAAACCTTTTTCTGGCCTTTCACCGTATCAGTAGGGCTGTTCTTGCGATCACCAGAACCGCTGAAACACCACATAGATTGAAAGCCGCCTTTAGGCAAAGAGCCTGACTTGTAATACGGGTTGCCTCCAGCCGTCATGTCGGTAGGCATCTGAGGACGCATCGCAATACCGGTTTGCTGGTTATTCATTTGATCCTTTTTCATCATTCATGCTCCTATCTCTACGCAAAACCAAAAAGGTAAAAATGGAAAAGATGCCTAGCGCAGCCAATCTCTCCCACTGTGGCCCCCACATTGCCCACGATGTCATGCCGCAGACCATACCCAGAGCCAAAAATACCAACAACCTACCAGCAAGTACGTTAAGTGCAATTCTGATAATAGAAGTAGCATCCATGAATATCCCCTTATAACAATGGTATTCAGATAATACTACTCATCCTCATCAGTTGCAAACCCGCTACCCCATTCATCATCAGCAATCTTTAGCTTGATAGCTTCCAGCTTCAGAGCGCGATCCAGAACCTTTGTCTTGTCGGTAATAGACGCAGTAGAGTCACCCATTACCGCAGTTAGCATCTGCGAAATGGCATCCTCTAACGCCGGATTTATCCCCTTATCCTTTTTCCGGCTCATCGCATCCGACCTCTAGCTTCCTTCTTTGCCTTTCTTGCAACGCTGTAAGCAATTGCAACAGCCTGTTTCTGCGGCTTGCCGCGCTTCATCTCTTTCGAAATGTTCTTGCTCATCGACTTTTGGCTAAAGCCTTTAATCAGCGGCATAGCTGCCTCCTATCGCTTCATCTTACGGTTGCCCATACGCTGCGGCATGGATGGCTTCAGTGTGCGGCCTAGTGCCTTCTGAGCATCCAGAGAACCACGCACCTCATTCTCGCCACCACGACGAGCATCTTCTTCCATCTTACGCATTTCCTGCTTCGAGTAATCTTTACCGTACATCATTATCTTGCTCCCAAGTTAGGCGCAGCAGAATTGATTTGACCGCGCTGGTTGATTACATCCCCCAAAGTGTTGATCGTTCCAGTTCCAGCCCTCGGAATAGCATAACCAACAATTGCATTTTTGATTAGTCTGCCCATAAACGTCAACTTCTCAGGCTCAGATATTGATACATTGGCAATCTCTTGCAACTGGCGGCTGATCTGGTCTGCTTCCTGACGACCAATCAAGCCTGTACGCAGCAAGGAATCCTTGAGGCTAGTGTCATAGAAGCGCATAGCGCCAAAGATACCTTGCGTAGCCCTGTCAGCCAGCACCTGCCGCACAGACTCGCCAAGTATCTCCCGGCCTCTAGGGGCAGCAGCAATTGCCGGAGCAATACGATCCCATAGCGTTCTATCACCAGACATGATGATTTCGCTGACGCGAGCCGCGGGTTCCGCAGTGCCAAGAATTTTGGCTGCCTCTGCTTCTGCTTGTTTAGTTACCTTCGCGGCTTCTCTAGTGCCAAGCTCAGGGGCTTTTTCTGCTTCACGACCAGCCAACTTTTCTTGTGCGCCAAGCCGCTTCTCTACTTTACTAGCACCAGCAGCCCTAGCTTCAGCACGCTCTAGGTTGGCTACATAGTTTTCTGCTGACTTACGGACATTGGGCAACGCGCTAAGCCAATCTGAGTTCTGTTTGCTGGTAATCCAGCTTCTAGCAGATGCAGCATTCTTGCCCGCTAAGTTTTTAGCCACGTAGTCAGCAGCCTCACGCTCTACCAGTGCAGCGTCACCAACAAGTTCTATAGTGTCAGCAACAGATTGCTTACTGTTAAAAAACACGTTAGGCAGTGACTTCTCATCTGTCTTGAATTTGGTCGCGTCTATCCTATCCATTGCCGTAGCTTTAGCGCCACCCTTTGCCTGAAACTTCTCCAAGAGCCGAGATGCAATCTCATAATCCTTTTGCAATGTATCTTGGGCAGGGCCAGCATACTTGGATTGAATTTCGCTAAGCTTTGCATAGTATTTCTGAGCTACTTCTCGCGTTAGACCTTCGTAGCCAGCAACTTCCTTACCAAAAGCAATATCGCCAAGCTTTCGGCGTACTGCATCCAGAGCTTCAAATGATGTTGGGTATGTCTTGTAAACAGGATTACCTTGCTCGTTTACGCCAGCCAATACCCTGCGACCACTTACAGCCTCATAGATATTGTTGTAAGCGTTCAGCAATCCTTTCTCTGTTACGGGGGCCGTAACTTGCTGTCTGGCTTCCTTGCCAATTAACAGTTTGCTACGAAGATCATCAATCATTGCCTTAAACTCTGGCAACGAATTGACCAGCACACCAGAGCTTTCTTTTTTCTGCACCTCTGCATCACGGATAGCTTTCTGCTGCTGGTAAGCTTCCGACCTAGCCAGCGATTGCTCATCAAACCTAGCAACAATTCTGTCTCTCAAGGTACGACCAACATCAGATAACTCGCGTGTAGCATCGCCAAGATTACGCAAAGCATCTTTAGCGCCTTGCAATATTGCGGTCTTGATTTCTGTAACTTCCCCGCCAAGTCCAGCGAAACCTTTAGCCCTACGTTGAGCCTCTAGCCCTTCACGGGTTCCAGCCCTCTGCAATGCTTGCGCTTCTTGTGCCGCAGCACCCGTCATCGTCTGCACATCTCTTGCCAGAACGTCATACAGCTTTTTCTGTGCGTCAGTGGTAAACGGTGCTTGCCGTAGCTCGTTGATACGGCGCATGACTTCTTCACGCTTAGCGCCAGCAAGATTAGCCGCGCCAACATCATCCATCACGCTACGCAGCAGCATTCTGGTATTGGCAGCAGTAGGAGAAATAGAGCGCATCAGACCAGATACGCCTCTAGCACCAGTCGTTAGTATCTCTACGGGCGCAAGACTGCCCAAAATCCTTGCTGACTCAGCTATAGGCGCTGGTGCGCCAGCTACTTCAGCTACTTGACCAGCAGTTTCACCAGTAGCTCCACTAAAGCCACCCGCCATTGCGCCTACAGCACGTTGCTTTGCGCCTGTCATGCCGGGAGCTGCGGCCTTCATAGCGCGACCAGCCATTTGCACTGGCTTAACAGGAATCTTTTCCAGCAACTGACCAGTACCAAAAGCAATTTCTGGCGTAAAAGCGCCAGCGGCTGTACCAAATCCAGCGGAAGTTGCTACGTCTTTAGCGCGATCAATAATACCTTTCTCGCGTGACGGTGCAGCAGGTTGATCCCACTGAACTTCTTCATCCCACTGGACTTTTTCTTCAGCCATTATTTGTACTCCTTAGTACCATCAGAGTATTCAATCACGCGCTTGCCAGCATTAGGCCCAGACTGAACCGTTCCTTGTCTGACAACGGTTTTGCTAGTACCGCCAGCAGAAGGTTGCTCACTAGCACTAACTGCATAGTTTTCGTTAGGGTTTAGCATTGTAGGTGCGCCGGGCGTAATAAATCTTGAAATGTCCGGCACGTTATACATGCCTTGCATCATCATTACTTTCTGAGAAACACGACGCTCCATGCCGTCCAGCTTGTTCAACATTTGCTGTTGCGAATCTCCGGGTTGCGGAACAACTCCATAGTTACGCAATGCCTCACCACCAGTAACAGCCTTACCTGAGATAGTCAGGTAATAGTTGTTACGCATATCTCTGACTTCAGTTAAGAACTTGGAAAGCTTTTCTGGCATCTGACGCTGCATAACCTGAGAAATTGCTTTGCCACCTTCTTCTGACAGGAAAGACTCAACGCCATACTGTTTAATTTGCTGCACTAACTCAGGATCACGTAACTGATTCTTCAAAGAAGAAATATCGGAACGCAACTGGTTATCTGCCATGTAAGCTTCTTGTGTCTTAGCAGGCATCTTCAGGCCACCCGGAGCAGCCTTTAATTCAGCCAGCGCCTTTGCTTGAGCCATTTGCGCTTCACGTAAGCGTGATTGCTCTTTCAACTGACGTTCTTTAAACGCCATTTCTTCTGCTTGTTTAGCCTGTTCATTGGTCATTTTGACAAGGCTGTCCGTATCCTTGCCTAACTGAACAACAGTTTCTAACGCAGCCAGATCACCACTCTTTTTGCGTTTTAGGTCAAGCAAATCAGCGCCAGCCTTTGCCATAGCAATCTCTATAGCAGTCTCACCTGCTTTGAAGTCTTGCTGTTTAAGCTGGATTGCTTCTGTCAATTCTTGCTGTAGCGTTTGCACTTTTGTTTGCAAGGCTTTCAAGTTCTTGTCAAACATCTCGCGCTCACGCTTATAAATGTCAGCACGACCTTTCTGGTAGCCATCCAACATGCCGTTCATTGCAGCCATTGCCGCATAAGCATTCTGCTTAGCACCACCACCTATAGCCATGCCAATAATGCTGGTCAGGCTGAAGATTGTCGCAATATCTTGCGCTGTTTCTTTTGTTGGAACAAACGCAGCACCCGCCAGTTCTTCACGGGCAGTACGCAACTTCTCGCGTTCAGGCAATTGACGCAGTTCCTCTGCTTGCTGTTCTTGCAATTGCTGACGTTGCTCTAGTCCAGCAACCTTTTGCTCTTGCTCCTTGCCAGCAATCTGAGCTTCAGTCTCTGCAATGCCTTGACGTAACTTTAGTTCCTCTCCACGACGTTCTTGCATGGCGGGGAACATCTCTCCAGCAGTAATCTGCTGTGGTTTAGGGCCGGTAGCCTTTGAAAGCAAGCCAGAAGACAACGGCAATGTTGGCATTTGTGTACTAAGTGCGGCAGATAGTTCAGCCATGTTTACGCTCCCTGAGTTCCAGTAGGCATACCAACGGCAATCCTAGCCATATTAGTAAAATATGTATTAGAAAGATTAGCTGCATAACGGTCTGCCTCCAAGCCTGTACGGATAGCACCTAGCATTAACTGGTCGCCAATATTGCTTATCTTTTGTGCGTAGTCAAACTTGTTTTGCAGCAGGTTTTGACGGAAAGCTTCTATCTGGGCAGCAGCTTGTGCAGCACCCACGCCGCCCCTAGCTTCTGCACCTTGAGCCAATCTTGCACGTAGAGCTTGCAGAGATTGTTGTTCTTGTGGGTTTAATTCTCCACGCTGTGCTTGTTCCATCAATTCCTTACCACGCTGCTGGTATGGGCGAGCTATGGCCTCAGTCTCACGACGAGCTTCACGACCTTGTTCTGCGGCCTGACGAGAAGCATAGATACCTTGCAAAGTACCCAGACCAGCCAAACCTAGACGGGCAAGCGCCTCTTTAGACAAGCCAGTAGCAGCAGAGGCACGATCTAATACCCCCGGTGCAGCGCCACCCCTTGCTAATTCTCTGTCTGCGGCTTCCCTTGCGTCCATAGATGGTGCGCCAAGCTGTGCGGCAGATACACGTTCAGGAACGGTTAGTTCTGGCGCTAATGCACGGCCACCAATATCAGGCGCTTGTAATCCGATTACGCCGCCACGACGCAAACCAACTTGACCACCAGCAGAAGGAATTTCAATGCCGGGGATTTCACCGCCATAACTTGTTGTTATCGGAGGCTGCATTGGCATAGAAACATCCATAGGAATGTTTACATCCAGTTCGCCACCAGCGGGATAATCAAAGGTGTAGTCTGTCTCTGGCAGATCAAATTGGCCTAAATCATAGTCTTGAGCTGCTTGTCTTGCGCCATAATCAGCGCCGTAAACATAGTCGCCTTCAATCTGGAAATACTCAGGCAAGCCAGTAACAGGATTAACTGTCTCAGCGCCACCCATCTTTTTCAGTAGGGCTGCTTCTTTAGGGTTAATGTGGGCAAGGACGCTATCTCCACGCCGACCTTGAGATTGTAAGAATTGAGCAATAGCAGGAACATCAATGTCAGCCATAACATCTGTTCTCAGCAGTCGAGCAATCTGTTTTGCCATTTTAGCCACCTAGTTCGTCTTTAAGTCTCAAGGATTCGACGTTCCACACATTCCTACGCCGACCTAATCTTCCACCAAACAACGGTTCACCCGGATCACCTACACGCAAGGCTTGTGATAACGCTTGCATACTAGCTAACTCTCTTTCATCTGGTGTGCGCTGTTGTCTTGCGGCTTGTTCTGCTGTCGAACCACCAGAAATAAGATCAAGAATTACCGTTTGAGTTGGTTGCCTTTGTGTTTCCGTCGTTTCCTGTTCTGTTTCTTCTGGCCGTATCAAACGCTGAGTCTCAACTGGTTCTTCTTCTTGATCTTCTCTTTGTCCAATAACCTCAACTTCTGGCAATCTTCTTTCTGGCGTTTGGGCTTGCTCACCAGTTCTTACACGACGGATTAAATCTAATCCTGTAGTCCTGTCGGCAGTGACTTCAACGGCTGGCAGAACACCGGCTTCTTCACCTCCGGGGGTGCGTTGTGCTGGCTGACCAACAAGCCTAGAAGGAATTAGTTCTGGCGCTTCTACGTCTGTTTCTGCGCCAACACCACCGCCAGCAGCCATAACTTGACCTGCGGGCAACCCGGCTTGATCGCCTTCTGCTGGTTTTGCAGTTCCAGCTTTACTGCTTAAATAACTTCCAAGCGCAGCAGCAGTGGCTGTTTCAACGGTAAATCCGGGCAAAGAAATGTATTTTCCAAACTCACCTACTGCTTTTTGGAAAGCAGGGTCATCACTTAATACACCAGCCAAATCGGCAGCAGCCCCGCCAACAGCGCCAGCAAGCACGTTCTGACCAATGTTTTGTTTTGTCGCAGTTGCATAAATTGCTTGTGTTAAAGCATTATCAATTGCAGATTGCAAAGTAGGATCAGCTACTTTTTTAAGTTCCTGAACAACTTGAATTTTTGGTATTTGTGATGCAGCCGCAGTGCCAACTGCATTTCTAACAATGTCAGAAACAGATGCTCCCTGTACTGCGCCAAGCACAGAATTAACCGCAATCTGCTGCGGAAGACTCATGCCACCAGTAATTAACGCAGCGCCAATATTGGTAATAACTGGTGTTGCTTTATCTAAAAAGCCAGTTAAACCACCGCGATCTTGGTTAATTGCGTTATATGCTTTAATTGCATCGGTATGGCTAGACTGAACCGTATCATTAACAATATTGCGAAACTCGGATTCAGTTATGCCATAGTTTTGAACTTTAGCCAGCAAGTCACGGAATCTTTGTGGGTATGTAACTTCAACTAATTCTTTTTGAAAAGATGGCGTATATCCCGGTTTAAAAACACCAACATCGCTGTAATAAGTTTTTGCTAACGCTTGTATTTCTTGTATTGCGGTGTCTTTTGAATAAGTTTGTTTAAATTGTTCTGTTTGTTGTTGTGTTAATGGGGTTTTTGTTATTGGATTTATAGAGCCATTTGCATAAGCTAATACTCTACCGTCATTGGTGGTAACATTTTTACCAAGAGCATTTGCTAATGTTTGATTATCATAAGAAGATTGACCGGCAGGAATTGGTATCCCAAGCCTTTTAGCTTCTTCAACGGCTTTTGAGGACGTTATTTCATTTACAACAGGCGCGGGAGCTGGCGCTGGCGCAGGGGAAGGACTTGGTTGTGAAGCAGGTTTTGGTTCTTCTTTTGGCGCAGGGCTTCCAGATGGCGATGCCATAACAGGATTGCCATAATCCATATTGCCGCTAGTAATGTCCTCACCCAAAGCATCTGCAAGCATTTGGTAAGTCCATTTGCTGCCACCGTAGCTTTGTGGTTTTAAACCTAAACTAGCTACTTTCTTTTGGGCTTGAGCCGCAGTTAAAGCCATGATTTATCCTACGCTAGACAGATTCAATGCCGCTGCTATCTGTGTATGAATGTAGTAGTGGTTAGCCACCCAATCATAAAAAGCTTCTTCTTTGTTCCAATCCACATCTAGCAAGTTAAAAGGATTGTTTAAATCCAAGTAACCAGCAAATGACTGATGTTCTACCTGATGAGCCAGTAACCAATCATCCAGATTGTCAGTATTAGCTTCCATCAGCGGAAAGGCAGGAACTTGCTTGCCTTCCCCCATCAAAATCTCACGGAACAACTTATGCTGCATTCCGTTTTCAAACAAGAACTCTTGTAATGAATCAACATCTCCAAACTTCACGATGGAAAGTTGATCCATATTCATTTGTCAGCCTTCTCGTCCAGCTTGTCAAAAATACGCTCTAGCGTCTGGTCTATCTTATCCAGCCTAGATTCGATCTCAGACTTCCTGACATAGTGAGTCGGCAAGTTAATCTCTATCTGCTTTATGTCTAAACGCAAAGACTTTACAGAGTCCCAAATCTCACGACACCACCAACCAACACCTATAAGTAATGCACTAGATGCAAGATTAAAAATGATCTGAGCGTCCATCACACACCGTAATAAGGAATCTTCTTATCAGTACCGTTAATCTTGATAGTTATGTAACCTTCTGGCACTAAAGGCAAACTAGACGTTGCAAATGTTGCATTTGCAGAAGTAGTTGCAGAAAGGTTTGCAGAAGAAATAGTTGTATTGGCAATAGTGCCGCCAGTGATCTGCACATTGTCTGCATTCTGCAAAGACATCGTGCCGCCACCAGTAGATTTGAGCCTACCGCCAGAATCAAACGTACCATCTGTAGTCCACGTATCTCCAACATTTAATGTTACGTTGGCAATAGTGCGCAGTGTAGAGTTGTTGTTGTAGCTAACAGTAACGGTTACTTGTGCCGTATCTTTGTTTTCAATCGTGATTGTCTTTATCTGGCGGCGTGTAGAGGCAGCAGGGGAGGCTACCAGCGTGACGCTGTTAGTACCGTTAAGAGCGCCATCGTTAGCGCCCTCGGTAATGCTTGTGCCGTTGTTATCTAGGTATGCTGCGGTAAAGTCAGGATTTGTGGTGGCAGCACTGCCAGACATCGCTACAACGATGCTTTTTGTGGTTGCGTCAAGGACTAACATATCTTTTCCTCAAGAAATAAACCATGCGTAGGCATAGGCTTGGTCAACACTGACATTGCCACCACCGCCACCAGAAATAGCTACGTTAGACGCACCCGTAATCCGACCCTGTGCATCTACTGTAAATTGTGCAACATAAGTTGAATTTCCGTAAGTACCTGCGGAAACAGTTGTGTTTGCTAGGCTGATCGTCCCGTTAGAAGTAATCGGGCCGCCCGTCAACCCAACACCCGTATCTACCTGCGTTACAGTACCCGTGCCACCTGTTGTTATAGTTATATTTGCAACATTGGTAATACGGCCTTGTGCATCAACGGTAATCTGCGGAACCACATTGGCAGTACCGTACACACCAGCAGTAACAGCCGTATTTGCAAGGCTGACAGTGCCGCTGGTGGTAATCGGCCCTCCGGTTAAGCCAGTGCCGGTATTTACTTGGGTAACTGTGCCAGAGCCGTTACCGCCACCACCCCCCAGAGTTACTACCGTCTTTAACATTTCAGTCCTCTACAGGATTATGTATTTCATTGTGGTGTGGCGTACATAACCACGTTACAACTAATCTCATGTCTTTTGCGTATGAAGAATGGTGTGCTACCGATTCTTTCGACCCACATATAAAACAAAGTTCTTTCACTAATTTCTTTGTCTTTAAAGCATATTTAACTGCATTCTTTGCCGCCTGTCTTGCCTTACCAACCGGCGATTGATATCTTTTTTGTTCGTACCGTTTATCAGCCAATTTTGCTTTTTCGGTTTTTTTGTAACGCTTTTGCCTTTCCTGCTTTTTTCCTGACAATCTAGCGTTAATTGCTTCTTTACGACGAGTTTCTTTGCCGCGCTCTGAAGACCTGTATTTTTTGTTTACTTCATAACAACAAGATTTGCACTTTGCATAACCTTTGTAGTATTCCGTTACTTCCTTTTCTTCTTTGCACGTTGAGCAGGTTTTCATAAAGCCTCCTTAGCGAGAGGCTACAGAATACCATATTTAACTACGGAGACGGACTAGAGCCCGTCCCCCGGGGTCACGTAAATCACAGATGATCCACCCGCAGTAATGCCGGTAAAGTAGGCATTAGGGACAAAGCTAAGAATCTCGTCTGTGCCAGCCAGCAAAGGCAAAGATGTCGCCACATTGCCAGCATTAGCAGCAGCAGTAGCCGCATCTGTACCGTATCCCAAAAATACTATATTTGTTCCAGCATTGATAACACGATACTGATTACCGCCTAGCGTAGTAGATGCAGCCTGTACCGCAGCAGAGGCTACCGTATCTGCTGTAAATGTTACAGTGTTGCCAAGTTTTGTAAATGCTTGGATACCCATAATTAAGCCTCGCTGGTTTGCTCCGCGACTACTGGCGCAGGATCGTTAGGCGACCTTGCCCACTGCAAAGCAGGTAGTTGTTCCAACTGTTCTATGCTTGAGCAAGCGTTAATAGCAATGCAGTAATCTGCTGCTTCTGTGCGGATAGTTTGCCGCCACGTAGTCCAGTTGGATGGAACAGTGCCGCCAGTTTCCATTGCCTTTACAACCATCCAATCTGATGGAAGAAGCATTGTGTAAGCAGATTGATTGGTTTGAGCAACCATCGTAGTTTTTACTGTTGCCAAGTCTTTTGGTGTATTTGTGTAGTTAATTTCAACTACATTTGACGATGCGTTATATACAGGCTCATCTTGTGTAACCCAATAAAAACGCTCATCCTTTTTATTGCCATATACAACATCAACAAGACCTATAGCATCTTTGTCTTGCTGACTTGCATTTGCAATCCAATCCGCAGGATATTCAACCCAATCAACAATAAATACCGTGTTAGGTTGTATAAATTTAACAATCTGGTTGTCTTTAACAATTGCAAACATGTTGTCTCCTATCGAGCGCGACTGTAGTTAAATGGTGACTCGGCGAAGGCGGCATAAATGTACGTTGACCCAGAAGTATTTGCCCCTGTGTCTGAGCCTATCCTAATTTTGAATCCATTTGAAAGTATGTCGCAATTATTAGCCGCAGTATTTTCTGCATCTGAAGTGCTAGGGAATAGACGCTTATTCGCTACGTTATATGTATCCCGCGAAGTATCTACAATCGTCCAGTTAGCAACTCCAGACGAATTTTTAATCATGATGAAGCGCGGCCTGAATCCGCAGTACACAAACGGGCCATCAGCCGATCCGTTGCCGGTGTAACTGCCGAACTTGGAAAAGCCTGCGACTTCGGCGAAGCAGTAGGCGACGTAGTTCTTTGTGTTGACGTTGGTATACCCGGAACCGTTTGTGTTTACAGTGAACACCGACGATGTGGGCGCGGTGTTGTTCCAATAAAACGCGCTTGCGGTCGCTGCTGCCGTGGTATTCAAATCGACTGCTGACCCCGCGCCGATGCTTGCGTGGTAGCTGTTCCAGTAGGTGCTGGCGTCTGTCCGGTTCTTCACGATGACAAGCTTTGGCGCGACGCCAAGACCGTGACCGACAGTCCCTGTCGTTCCATTTCCGGTATACGTCACGACCGAAATACCAGCCGTCTGATTCGCTCTGACCGTGCTGGTGATCGAACCGCTAGTATTGCTTACGCTAGAGTTACCTGCGTTCCACTGCCATGCAACATATGACCTGCCGCTGAAGTTGCCGCCAGCATTTGTGCCAAGACTAAAGCCGTTTGAATTGAATGCAGATACGCCAGAAATTGTGGCTTCCGCGTCTGTTCCGTTAGAAGTGAGCCACTTGTCAACGCCACGAATCGCATCAAACAAAGCATTACTACTTGCAGCAGACCTGTCCTTGTACCAAACAAGATCAGGTTGGAATGAGCCAGCGTTGGTTACAGTCAACGCAGAGCCGGTTCCTGTGTACAAGGTTGCGTCGAACTGCTTATTTGCCAACGTACTCGCACTCGCCCCAATCACAGGCGTAGGCAGGTTGGTCGTACAAAGCGCCTTGAACCCGCTGGGCGCTGTGTAGGCGAATGGGCGCTGGCCGAAGTTGCTAACGATCTGCGTCGGTGACGTAATAACAATGTTGAACGGCAATACAGCTTTGCCAGCAAGCGACGAAGAAGAAAAGCTAATCGACCCTTGAGAAACATTATTTTTGTAAAACGTGACAGTGCTTGCGTCCATATCAAGCGCAACACCAATCACATCGTTCGTCGTGTAGGTAGCTCCGTATGTCGTATCAGTTCCATCAATGCGCTTGTGGCCATCGCTGCGCAGATAGACAATTGTCCCGCTTATGTTCTGTGGGTTAGCAGTGGTAAATACGGCATCTGATCTTGCAATTCCAACAAACGCATCACCACCAGTTCCAGCTAACGCAGCGATTGTGTTTTCCCAATACCATTTCCCACTTGTAACAGCGAGTGAAGCGGCAGCACCTTGCCATGATCCGGCATTTGCAGTTACATCAAGATTACCGTTTGCAAACGATGGAGTTGAAGCCATGACTTGCAGTGGGTTGTAGGTGCAGTAATTCCCCCGCACCTCGCCGCCTGCGCCAGTGTCCGTGCCGTACCAAGTCGGGCTGTCCACGAGGGAATCATTGCCCACGCCAGCGGTGACGGAGAAGTTGTTCGGAGTCCAGTTGTTACCGTTGCCGGACGAGTCTTTGCCGAGCGTAGTCGCGGTTGTTCCGCTGTTATCGTCAAACTTCAGCCAGAAGCCGTTCGTGCCGTATGTGCCGGTGTAGGCTTTGGGAACCCATACGCCGGTTGCAGAGTCGGTTTCGCCAAATGACGATGGGGTTAGGGCTTGTCCGTCAACGAAGTTGATGTCAGCCATGTAGCCGCTATACTGACCAACACCAGCCCTATCTCTTCCTATGCAGTGCTCAAATGCTCGGTTAAAACGAGTCCCAGTATAGTTTTGCGCCGCAATAGTTCCAGTAAGCGTTTGCCGTACACTATTGACATAAATCTTTATACGATCAGTGGATGTTGCATTTGTCATATCCCATTGCAACACGATGTGATACCAGGCAGAAAGATCACGAAACACAGCAGACGTTGCGACAAGATTGTCGTTTGTTGTTCCGTTTTCGCCGGTCGTAATCTTCAGTGTTTCATCGCTTCTGAGTTCAAAATTGAAATAATCACTAGCGTCAGTTCCTGCTGCCAATAGAGCTTGATTTGATCCAAGTGCAGATCGTTTAACCCAACATGAATATGTCCATGTCGTAAGAGAAGTCCCTACGCCAGCAGGAGTTCTTGCAAGATACGCACTATCCGCGCTGTTAAACCGCAGGCTGCGAGCGATCTGGTAGCCTGCCGCTGTACCAGCGGGGCTTAATGCCTGCATAATTTTTGTGGATGAAAACATGCTTACCTCTTAAACGTAGTAGTTCTGAGCGTAATTGCCGTACCAGTTCGTTCCGTCAGAAGTAAATGTCAAAATATCCATACGACTTGCAGTAGTGGTAATTGTTGGCGCAGTATTACCAGTAAATTTGACACTGCTAAATGTTGCAGTAAAGCCACCAGCACCACTCTTAACCATCAAAATAAATGATTTGCTAGACGCAGCAGTAGGCATCGTAAACGTGCAGTTAGCTGTCAGCGTAACCGTCTGCACAGTGCCGTTAGACAAAGCAATTGTCTGCGTAGTGCTAGAGTTACCAATATTGACTTGGCTTTCCGTGTAATCAGTAACGGTTACATTTTGAACAGTCAGATTGCCAACGGTGCTGGTCGTGCTGCCTAACGTAACCGTAGCGTTACCTAGTGTTGCCGTGCTATTTGCTAGGAAACTGTTAGGAAACGCTGGCGATACGCTAGTAATGTTGGCGCTAGTTAGCGTCACATTTGTGGCTGTACCGCTGGTAATAGACACATTGGCAAGCGTCATATTGTTTAGCGTGGTAACAGTATTACCAAGCTGAACAGCCGTATTGCCCATCGTAATGGCGGTAGCAAAGTTGTTATCTAGTTGAGATAACGGAATGGCAGTAGTTGCATTCGCAAAAGTATTTGGCACTGGCATGTTAGAACCTCGTTCTCAGTTCGTGTTCAAATTGGAAACCGTTAATCACGATAGGTGTTGACGTACTATTAACAGTAATACCTATATATTTACCCCACATTTCAGCGTCAGACTTGTACAAGTAATAACCAGCACCCGGAGATGTGGCTCCTATCCAACCAATAATAGTGCTGGTGCTATTTGTCCAATCTATTTCAGTTCCTACGTTATTAGTCCAAGCAATCGTGTTCTCAAACGTAATAACCGGAGACTGCGCTGATTCTGAATCTACATAGGCATTCATGGTCGTAGGCTTGGAACCTAGCGTTGCCTCAATACCTATCTTTAATGCTTGCTTGTCACGGATAGGATCGCCCATAGCGTCCAGAGCCGTTTCTAGTTCAATGCTTACAGGTACATCTGAATCGCCGTACAACTCTACAAAGTTGCTGCCAGAAGTACCAAATATCTTAACTTTTCCACCAGTTGAGATGGATGACACTAGCTTGATGTTGTTCTGGTTAGAGAAAAACCACTTTTTCTCAAAGAAAATAGCCTGAATATAGCGGTACGTTCCACCATCGTTGTACCGGATATTAAATGCTGCACATAGTATGTTATTTAACAACACCTGACCAGCGGTAACGGTAGCTGTCGTAAAGTCAATATTAGGGAAAATACCGTCTAACGGGTCAGAAATCTTTGATGTTGTCGAACCAACAAGTGCATACACACCGTACTCGTTCATAAACAGCACAGAACGGAAATACGGAAAAATTGCATATTGCAAACGTGATCCTACTGACGCACTAATGTTGGTATTTGTAAATAATGTAATACCAGCGTCCGTTACCCGAACGTCAGAGAACACGTTGATGCTGTCTTCCCCAAAAATATAGAGGAAGTTGTTAGCTGAAAGCAACTGCGTAATATTGCTTCGCAGGGTTGCGTCTGTAATCGTAAATACGCCGGAAGACAGGCTTACAAAATCGGAGTAAGAACCTGCCGCCGAGTAGCTTACAGAGCGTCCCTGTGCCACCCAAGTGCGTCCTGAGAACGTCTGGATGCCAGTAACCGGATTGCTGTTAATAATGGCTTTAGCGGCTGCATTAGAGCCTCCACCACCGCTGATGGTCACGGTAATGTTGGATGCATTCGTGTATCCGCTACCCGGATTGGTCATAATCACTTGGATTACCTGACCACCCGCCAAAATTGCCGTACCAGCCGCATTACTACCGCCACCACCACTAATCGTTACTGTCGTATTTGACGCATTTGTGTAGCCTGTGCCGCCATTTGTTACCAAAACAGTTACTGTGCCGGTCTTAAACGTCGTAATACCAGCAATAGCAGCAGCATTTGTGCCGCCACCGCCAGAAATAGTCACTGTAGGCGCAGCCGTGTATCCAGAACCCGCCTCAGTAATGGCAATTCCTGTCACTACGTTGGCAGTCAGAATGGCTTCAGCCTGTGCCTGTATGCCGCCTGTCTCGTTAGGCGCAGAAATGACAACAGAAGGCGTAGTCGTGTAGCCAGTACCGCCATTGGTAATACCTATGAATCCAACAGAACCGATAGATACCAGATTAGTGCCGTCCCAACTAAAAATACCGTTGTTAGGATCGCCAATCAGTACACGTTCGTCTTTGTACTGCGTTATGTTGACCTTTGAGTTAGAAAAAGTGCCAGCAACAGCCACATTTCCCTTTGTATTTGCCTCAACATCAACGTATTCGCAGCGCCCATCTTCCTGAAAGACAAGCTGATAGTCCTTATTGTTAATGTTTGCAGAAACCATTGACGATGCAACATTGGCAAACGTCACTGCAATATTCTTTTCTCCGGGCAAAGTCTTGATGTTTGCGTAGCCTATAGGCATAGCATTTTCAAGCCACGAAAATTCACCGTCTTCTAGGGATGTGCGGTTAGCTTTCGTGTTTACGCCACGAAACTGCTTAATAACTTTGTACGACTTTTTCTGTTCAGCCGCCGCCATGATTAGAACGGTGTGCTGTAAGCGTTAGGGATGCGCCGTGTCATGGTAGTAGCCAGCACACTGCGAACTTCTTGGATATATTGTTGTTTATATATCTCTGACTCTCCGTAGCTTTGCTCCTTAAACTTAGCTTTGTGGGCAGCAAAATAGGCAACAGGTGTGGTGTACGGCTCAATAAGCACATCTACCTCAGAGCTAGTTACCAAGTCTTCTGGCAAAACAACGGTATCCATCTCAATGGTATAGACCTGATCTGGAACCGGGGAGATAAAAGCAGTCTGCTGACCGTAAACAGAGAATGCTACTGGCCTACCAATGTAGTTTTGCCAGTAACGCAACTGTGCATTGAACTGAGTCCACGGCAGATATTGCAGAGGAACGCGACTATTCCCCCAATACAAGTTGATATTCAGGATATCAACCGTATTTATCCCATCAGGAAAGGCTGCGTAAGGCAGTTTTTCACAATTTCCTGCGTATAACAGCGTTGCAGTACCGTCTGTAAACGGGGTATTTGGGGGGTACACATTGTTCGATGCCGGGTAAGGCGGTGCTGAACTCCCCAAAACTCCACCAGAAGTTACCTTGTAGATGAAGATATTGGAGAAAACGTAGTCATTGGTGGCAACAGTAAGGCCAGCAGTCCAAGCTACGGGATTAGCGCCTCCGGCTACCGGAGACATCGGTGTTTGGGATACTTGTATTTTTCTTAGGCAACCAGTGTCCCTGACTGTCTGCTTACGGGCTTCATTGATGTAGTCCGTTAGTTCAGAGTCAGAGTAGAAGTTCCCGTTAGCATCATGCAAGAGCCGCCGGACTTCCGTAATGTAACCGGATAAAGTTGCCATTTAATTGCCATAATTAAGCGGCTTTTTCGACTTTTCGCCCCGCCCCCCGTAAAGGAATAGGCGGGGTTACTTGGTCAATCGCCGGGGATAAGGAGCGATCCTGTACTGGCTTGGACTCAGTAATGCTAAATTTCTCAAGAATTTCCAACCCAGATTGGAGGTCATTCTTGGTTTTAGCAAAACCGAGTCTAGCCAAAAACGGTTCCTTGTCTTCAGAACCGTAACCGAATATGTGACGGGCGACTTCTACAGGAACTTCAACAGGCATGTCCACAGGGAACTTGTACTGCTTAAAGGCGTATTCATCGACAAGCGGTTTGTCCCACTTGTTAGTCACATAAACGGTTGTCATAGAGTTACCACATCTCCGTAAACCACAATGTCGCAAGTTCCACCGGATACTGCGGCAGGTACGTTGACGTACAACGAACCAGACGAATAGACAGTGGTAGCAGCGCCAGCAGCAAGGGTTAAGTCTTGATACGTGGAAGTGCTAGTTACGTTGCTTAGCGTTGTCAGTGATGCAACTGCATTTGAAACATTACCATCGTTAGAGGTGGTAACAGTCACATTTGCAGTTGCAATCGACTTGTTTGCATTAGCGACCGTAATCCTGCGAACAATGTATGAACTTGCACCAACAATAGGGATTTGGATAACGGCATTGGCGACAGAACCGACATTGACGGTTACAGCACGACCAAGCGCAAAGTTGCCAAAACCATTTGGGTACAGCGAACCTACATGGTTAGCATTCATGTTGGCTCCTTATGCGTAAGTCTCGCCAACGGCCTGACCCTGATTGACTTGATACAGGGTAATGGTCGGAGTACCAGACAGAACATTAGCACGCATGTTCACGCCATCAGAGATGAAGTAGCCACCAGTGTTATTGGCAACCACAACTGCCCACGAAGCATTACTGATGTTGCCAGTAGTGTTGGTGTTCAGTTCGATGGTGACGTTAGCGGTAGGAGCGATAAAGTAATCGCCAGCAGGAACGGTTGCAGTAGCGTTGCCCAGAGCATAAGCCTGAATAAACGCACCAGCAGCGTTAGTTGCTGCGCCAGCTACGAGGATTTTGTTAGACATGACTATTTCTCCTTACAGTGTGAGCGAGTTATAGCCTGTCACTCTGGTCATGGACTTGGGCTTAGTGTTGACCAGTTCAGCGATCATCAGCACAGCACCAACATAACCAATCTGCCAGTTCGGGAGCGTCGATTCAAAACCAGTGAACACAAACGAACCCTGCTCATGGATGTAGAGCGACAGGTAGTTGCTGTTCAGGAAGTAAACCGTACCCTCAGGGCAGTAAGGATCAGGATAAATGGGAACGCCAGCGACCATCAGCGCACGGAAGCCTGACTGCGGGCCATTTGCATCGCCATCAAAGCCGGAACCCGGAGTGAGGACGTATTGCTCTTGACCAACGTAGTCTTGTGCCAGCAGCGTCCAAGTACCAAAACCGCACACGCCGAACGACGGAACTTCTGCGCCATTCTTAACCGTGCCGGAGATGTACTGAAGGATGTTCTGACGGGTCGGGTTGACCGAGCCAGCAGCGTACTGCTTCGACTTCCACCAAGTGTAGGTCGAACGGTCAATGTTGCCGTAAGTGCCGGAATCCGACACAGCGGCTGGCAGACCAGTGAACTGCTGAGTGTTGCTGGTGTTGGTGTACAGCGCGGTAGCCATAGCATCCATCATCACGTTAGTCGCGTCGTTCATACGCGCTTCGATCAGAGGAATAACGGCTGCGTCTTGCTGTACTGCGCCTTCCATGCCGAGGAACGGCACAGGTGCAATCATCAGCTTCAGGTTGAATTCAGCGTTGTAAGCACCCTGCTGAACGGAAGGCTGAGCGAACGAGCCGCTGTAGTCCGACCACTGAGCGTTTACAAACTGAGAACCCTGAACGGGAACGGTTACAGAGGAAACACCACCAGAAGCAGACTGACTGTTAGCAATCAGTGCCGCCATCAGCGGTGTCGAGTTATAAAGTTGTACGACCAACTTCGGGATAAACGCCCTACGGGTAACGTAGGTCAACTCAGTAAATTGAGTGGAACCCGAAGCCGGAAGAATGCCGCCACCAATAGGCATAATCTATCTCCGATCTAAAAATATCCCCTATTTCGATTACAACCCAACAGGCTTAGGGTTGCGCCGCAACTCATTTAATGCTTTTGCCGCCTCATTCCGCGCACCCTGTACCGGATTCTTCCAATACTGCGATAGATCAAATTTATTGATCGCAGACGGATTATAGCCAGTTGGTGTAGGGGCAGCGGATTGTTGCATGTATTTCCAGTAATCAGCGGCAACTTCGTGGTTGGTGATACCTTTTTCCAGCATCACTTTCTCCACTTCTTCAATCTGTTCGTCGCTTTCAACCAAACCCTTTTCTTTGAGCTTGCTGCGCCGCTTGTTCAATTCCTCCATTGCTTCTTTCTGCTGGAGTCTTGCTTCAAGCTGTGCAACACGGTCATTTGCCTTCTGAACTGCGGTATTGGTTGAATCTTCAATCTCTAGTTCAGGAATCGGCATATCTGGTTTGATTTTCTTGGTCAAACGCAGCATATCCTTGCGGGTAGCCGGATTCTCAGCAAGTTGACGCGCCAAAAGAGCCAGTTCATCACGGGCTTCAGGTGTGAGGTCTTCGAGTGACATAGGTTAATCCCCTTAATAAACAATAAAAAAGCGCATCAGATAATGCGCTTACCACCCGGCTTTTCAACATTCATGCGGTTTTTAGTGCCAGTTGCTGCGGCATTCTTCAAACCACCCATCTGCGAGAAGCGGGGAGTGTTGACGATCTGACCATTCTGCTGAGTGTTGTCAGTCGGATTACGGGGTGCAGCAGCACCACGGGGCTTAAACAAATCCATAGTGGTATCTCCAAAAATTACGGCATCATGCCGGGAACTGCTGGCGCAGCAGCCATTGCCTTGCCTTCAGGTGTAGCACCCCCTGCCTGTGGCAGAGTTTGCAACATTTGCAAAATTTCTGATTTCTTAAGTTCTTCCATGCCATCAGAGCTTTTGCCGGTAATGTCAGCAAGGGTTTTGATTGCGGAGAGAACTTTCTTACCTTCTTCCGAATCAGCGCCAATAGCAGGTAGTGCGCGTTTGATTAAATCCATCGCCAGCCCAAGATTAACCATTGCTCCCTCTTTTGAACCCATTTTTGGCTCTGGGGTGGACATAGGTGCTGCCATCGGGGATGCGGATTCTTCGGTTTCAACTTCTTCTTCCTCACCCTCGGATTCTTCAGTTTCAGGCATTTTAGCTTCAGGCTTCTTGCCACGCTGTTCTTCCATGAGGCGCATGAGTTCTTCAGATGAGACAGCCATAATGACCTCGTATAAAATTTGGCAATAGAAATATACAAATTAAAAAGCCTTGTCAAGCAAATTCTAACGCTTCGTGCGTCCATAGTTTTGCCGACTCATGGTGCGATCTTGATAAGTACCCAATCTCTGCACCCGATATTGCAAATCTGGCCCCTTGCTTTCCTGCCGCAAAGCGCCCTCTGTCAGTCTTGGCTGGTCAGCTTTGGAAGTGGTTTCCGATCCTGTGCCGTTCATGCGACCTCCTGAAGATTGGGTGGCGAGCTAGGTCTTTGCTGTTGCTGCGCTTGTTGCGCTTGTTGCAACATAGCCATTTGTTCCTGCTTAGCTTTGTTTTCCTTGAGTTTCTCTTTTAACATTTGCTTCATTGGAGGCTCAAGCAGGTCAAGCAGGGACTCTTGGTCGATAGCGCCAGCCTGATGCAGCGAGAAGGCAAGGTTACGCAGGTCTTCTGTGAAGATCGGGCTATTGCTGTGGGCATCTACCTTGACGATGTAATCATCGGTAAATTGCTCAGGGATAAACTCATTGCCATTATCGTCTTTCAGACGGATAGGCTGATATTTCTGGATGGACTTAAGATATAGAGTTGCCACTTTCTCAAGTGCATCTTCGATAATCAATGCTCGTTTCTTTGCTCTTGAGCTACCAAGTCTGGAAAGCGATTCTGCGTGAGACTTTGACCGAACGCCTGACTCGCCTCTACCAGCCAGCACGGGAGTAATGCCGCTTGCCTCTGCAAACATTGCATCCACTTCTCGGATGACTTCAAAGAGATCATTTGGAATGTTAGGCGCAAGGCGCTCGACCTTTGCACTTGGCATATCGCTAGCAAGAAGACCGCCAGCGCGGTTAAGGGCAAAATTCTTCTCATCTAAAATGCCATTGAAACCCATCAATGCCGTAGGTGGAGAGACTTGCTTGGAGAGCAAATCAAGAATCTCGCCCATACGTTTGTTACGCAATTCTTGCAAGAACACCAACCGCTGTACTTCACTCTGTCCCCAATAATAATCATACTGAGGATTCGGGCAGAACTGCACAAAAGGCAACTCGCCTTTCAGGAACAGTGCAGCGCCGGGACGGTCGTAAATGAAGATGTCAGGGTCAGCAATGGTGACGCACTGGTAGTCGCCAATCTCGTCGTTGTACACCCATAGTTCGTGCATCTCGACAGTTTCTTCTGCTACCCGTGCCTTGTAGCGGTTCATGCCAGACAGGTCGAGGTTGACGTTACCCATCATGCTTGGGTCAGTCTGCGACATGATGATGCGGTCAATACCTTCAGGGATGTCGCTGGCCTGTTCGTGATACGAGGTGCTAACGCGCTTTAGAATACTGTCGCGTTTAGGGTGAGCATACAGACGAGAATACAAGTCAGACTTAGTAATGTAATAAGTATGAACCAGTGCTTCTTGTCTGTCGGTGTAGGGTACATCCTCACGCAGAACGCCAATAGCGCCGGGATCAACCATGTAGGGATTGAGACTACCGCCGGGGCCGATGATGAGCTTGGTATAGGAGGTGTTATAGCACAGCGACCAGAGCAAAGCGTTGGAGCAAACTTGGTCGGTGTTGGAGCGCAGCCAATCGTCGTTTAGCAGGTTTTGCATTGGACGAATTTTTGTCTGCTCTGCTACTGGTACTGCCGCACCAAGATTGATGGTGAAGCGAGTTGTTTCTGCTGAATACAGAAAACTGCTTAGCTGGTCGATGTGTGGATAAATCTTGTTGAAGATCGCTGGCGGTTCTTCCGGCGCGGATCCAAAAAGAAAGTAAGAACGCAGGGCAGCATAGTCGGCTTTGCGCTCCTCCCTAGAGACTAAACACTTTTGTATGAGATCAACATAAAACTGCTCTCTCATCAAAGGTTCTGACGGGATTCTCATGTTTTATCCAGTGAGAGGTTGTCTTGGTCTTGCATATAACTCGCAGGTTTGGGTTGTGTCAAGTTCCCAACCTGATTTGGCATAACGCTAACTTGTTCACCAGCAACAGAACGGAACATATTTCCCTTCAATATGTTGTCCATAGTGAACTTTCCACCTGCGCCACCCCAGATAGCGGAGTCACCCGGACGGGCTTCGCGTGGTGGGGGCGGTACATCCTTCGGTGCTGGCTGATTGTTGCGCGTATAGTAACCCGATTGGTTGTCTCCTTCACGGGTTGACTTGATATTTGTCATGTTGAAGTCGAGCGCAAGCTGTTGCAGCGTCTTGTCATTGTGTTTTGTCGCATCAGACTTCAATCCAACCGGCTGCAAGAACACCATTTGGACGTTTTCCGTGCATCCTTCCGGGCAAACAGGCTCCCAAGCCTCAAAAAACCCGTGTAAATCGCATTTATAATCGTGAATAACGCTCATAATTAACTCCCCTTCAATTGCTCATCTAAACGATAATCTGAGTAATCTAAACGGTTTTTTAGCCCTAATTTGAGCTTAATTCCGTCATTTCCTAGCTGCAAACCGTATCCACGGACGATAACTGGCTTAGGTTTCTTCCTCCATTCCAGCCATTTCTGCCCAAACCGGATCATTACGGCGACTTCTCCGTTTTTCCATGCCAAATAAGCCTTAGAAACCCGTCTTTGCACCAATTCCGTTATCGGGAGGCGGTCGTAGAAGAACATATCGTCCATTCTGGACTTATCTACGCCAGATAACTCGTAAAACAGGCGCATAGGGATGCCGCGCTTCTTGTCAGCACGGAATCTTTTCATTATTTGCTTTAATTCCTCTTTAGGAATAATGTAATCGTCATTGCTGTCCATAAATGCCGATCCTTTTCAGATAATCAGAGACAGTTCTGCCTACAACGATCTGTTCAGGGGTGCTGTCATCGTGAGTTCTGCTGACTGTGCGCGTAATTTTTTGTGCAATAAGGCGAGGCTGAAGTTGCTCAGCAAAAGCAGCGCAAGCCAAAGCAGTAGCCATAACACGATCATCCTTGTTCCTTCCAGATGCCAGAATAGAACCACCGTCACGCACGATGGTCTTCATCTCGTCGATCAACTCTGTCGAGAGAATCGTCATCATCCCGCGCTCAAAGTAATCTTTCATGTAGGAAAGCATACGTTCCTTGCTTGCAGCAGTGGTAAGCCAGCCAATAGAGTTGGACAAGCCACCCATCGTGTCGTTACGCCGCCAGATGTAGTTGCTCATGGAACCCAAAACATCCATCAACTGATACCCGGTTTTGCCTCCAAGTGCAGCGGCCTGACGTTTCAAGTTCTTTAGCTCATTGATAACTGCCTGACCGGGGCCGTTGACTTCCAAGTTCAGTGTCGAGTTCTTGTATGCACCGGCTAGGTGGGCAATCACCCACGCAAACTGGTAGGTGTTCATCTCTGGTGTCGCAAACTCCGCAACCTGCTCCATACCGTCAGCGTAGCAACGGAACACTTGTATGCAAAAGCGATCAGCCCAATCTGAACTGCCATAAGCGGGATCAGCACCAATAACGTAAAAAGCCGTATCAATGGGTTCCTCCCATATCTTAAGGGTTGCCAGTCGTTCTGTTGACTTCAACACCTCTGTGTCCACAAAGTTTGCGCCCATGCCGTAACGGTAAGGATCAAACTTTATCTGCTTGGCTACCTTCATAGCGTCCGTGCAACGGGCGTTAGAGAAGAAGCTAGTCCCCGTCATAATGAAGGCATAGTCTTCAGTAGGAGGGAACTCTTGGTACATCAGCGCATCATCCTTGATGCCTTCGTAGAGCTTCCATCTCCACCACGCCATCTGGCGGCTGTTGATCTCTACGTTGTAGAGCTTCTTAATATCCCGCGTCCATTCCTTTTCCTCTGGTGTTAGCTTGCCATCCCAATACACTTTGTAGAGATTAGAGTCGCCGGGGACGGTGTATAACTGGTTACGCCACCAACCGCAGAAGATTGCATGTTGAGAACGAGCGCGTTTAGCGGTGACGTACATGTCATGGAACATGTTGAAGCCACGGGCAGTGGACTCAAAGATATACAGCCGCTTCTCGTTGGTTTCTGCAAGGGATGCCAAGAGGGATGCTAGTCCTTCCTCGTCACCCCACGACGAAGTTTCGGTTCCGTGAAGGAACGTGATGCCCTTGCCACGACCCAGACTTCCTTTCGCTCTAAGCCCTGCGACCTGATAAAAGATGCGACTGCGATTCTTGAGTGCAAGCGAATTACGATTGTGGGAAAGAATGGGTATTTTGTACTCTTTTGGTAAACCGTCCATGTAGGCTGTGAGTGTGCCTTTGAACATGTCTCGGTTTTCTTCTGTGTCTGTGACAAGGGTTCCGTTGAGTCCATGATTGATGTAGTGCCAGTAAAGGTCTAGGGCAAGTGAGATAGTGGTAATGCCAAGTTGTCGGCCTTTTAAGATGACAAAGAAGTGAATATTGTTTTCCAGCGCCTGTGTTATTTCCTCCATCACGTAGGTTTGCGTACCTAGTAAGTTATCCATCTTTCGCAAGCCCTGCTCTTTTGTCTCAATCTTTAGTTGAGCGCAGAACTTGTAGAACTGGTTGAGGTTAAATTTCATATTAGTTAGCGTTATAAGAAGTTACTCGGCGGTTAGTATCTTTCTTATTGCTAGGCTCCATGTAAATAATCTTTCTCTTTTTGTTCACCTCTGACTTTACGGCAATATCTGCGTTAGTAATCGTATAAGTATCGGTATCTGCAAAGTCTTTCATGGGAGACTGTTTTGCAGGAACGCCGCAGCCGGGACAAAACCGTTTGATTTGATCTGCAAAGTCTGTAATTGGTTTCTTCCACCAACCCTCTTCCAGTGGCATGCCATGATCTTCGCCACGCGCCAGATCAAAAGAAGCTGCCACCTCGCAGAAGTACACTCGGTTTTGTCCTTGATTTTGAACTATAGAAGCTGACCACTCGCGGTTAATGTCGCAGTTGCCGATCTTTTCCCACATCTGGTCTTCAGGATATAGGTCTTGCACTGCGGTCAGCAGTGGGGCATGGTCAGAATGCCCGGAATAGTTCCAGACAACTGCGCCACCGCGGGCGGCTTGTTGTGCAAAGTCTTGCATTACGGACTCTGCGCGTTCTGCGCCATGCGTATTTAGGTTGAACGTGCCAAACGTATCCAGACAAAGCTGGCGGTGCTTGAAATAATTGTTAGTCCACAATCCGCGCTGTAGCTTGTTGGGCACTTCCTCGGCAAATATTTGGCATAGCTCTACAAAGTTCCTGTGCATACATGGATTGCCGCCAATCATGGCAATGATGCCAAAGTAACCTTTCATGCTACGCAGGGCAGTTCTAAAGTTCTCAGGCGTTATTTCCCAAAAAGCATCTTGGTTTTCCAGCAAGCGTGTGCAGTTGGAACAGGCAAGGTCGCACTTGTTAGTAACGTCTATGCAGATGATGTGCATATTGGCAGGGCCGCGCATTTTGGCGATGGTTTTGTCAGCTATGTTCATGTTTTGCTCCACGGTAATACGTTATTGTGTTTAGCCTTATTCATTATGTTGCCTTGAAAGAACATAGGTTTTAAGTCTCGTTTGGGGTTCAGTCTGTAATTGACTGTGTACTTACCGCTGGCGGCATAGGGGATGTTGTTCTGTTTTAGCATTGCCCACACGTATCTGTCGCCAATCATTAGCTCACCTGTTGTTTGATACCAGCATGGGGCTAAGCCTGTAGCCAAGTCGCGCTTCATCAAATAACAGTTTAGGTCTATCAGGTCGGCATGGTGTCCAAGACTTTCACAATCGTCATTAGCCCAGAATGTGCCATCTGGTTCTACCAGTTTACGTAAGCTGTAGGCATAGGGTTTGTCTTCTATGACGTTGACAAGGCTTTCTACGTGGTCAGGATCAATCCAGTTATCGTCATCTATCCAGCAGAGATAGTCTTCAGTGACTAGGTAGGCAGAGGCAGCAACAATGCCGCCATTCATCATGCCATTGCCGCCTGTGGGTTTTGGCAACCAGATAATGTTTTCATGGTTTTGTGCTGCTTCTGGTAATTCGTGCTTGCCATCCACAAAGATGTAGTGATTACATGGGTAGGTTTGTTCTTCTACTGACGCTATGGTTTGCAGCAGAGACTCTCTGCCGGTTGTGGCTGTCACCACTGCTACTGACTTCATACAATCCCCTTGAAGTATTTAATAGTTTCTTTTAATCCATCTTCCAAACTTACCTTTGGTTCCCACCCCAATGCTTTTGCTTTAGTGATATCCGGCTTTCTTTGTTGTGGATCGTCTTGTGGTAATGGCAAAAACACTATCTTTGACTTGGAGCCAGTTAGTCGCAATACAAGCTCGGCAAGCTCATACACGGTGAATTCTGTAGGGTTGCCAAGATTTGTCACAAACTCATCTGCGTTTATCAATGTCATAAAACCGTCTAGCAGATCGTCGATATAGCAAAAGCTTCTGGTCTGCATTCCTTTGCCGTAGATAGTCAACGGTTCTCCGCGCAAGGCTTGCACGATAAAGTTAGACACCACCCGCCCATCGTCAACGTCCATGCCGGGGCCGTAGGTATTAAATATCCTTGCAATCCTGACATCTACGTTGACTTCCTTTTTGTATTCGTAACAGATTGTTTCTGCAATACGTTTACCTTCGTCGTAGCAGGAACGCGGGCCTACAGGGTTCACATTCCCCCAATAGTCTTCTCTTTGTGGGTTTTGCAGGGGATCGCCGTACACCTCGGATGTAGAGGCTTGCAGCATCTTTGCGTTGTAGCGCAGGGCATTTTCTAAGCAGTTCCACGTACCTGTGAAGTTAGTACGCAGGGTAAAGAAGGGAAACTGTTGATAGCGTTTAGGGCTGGCATCACAGGCTAGGTTAAACAGCCAATCACAAGGTTGGTCAACATCGTCGCAGATATCTTCTTCTTCCCATGCTACGTCTATGCCAAATACTTCATGTTCGTCATTGTTTAATCTCTGGCACAGGTTTGACCCTATAAAGCCAGCAGCACCGGTAACAAGCACCCTCATCGTTTTATTCTTTCGCTGTCAAATTGTTCTAGGTTCCAGTTGGCAATACGCACCTTTGCCTCGCGGTCACGCGCCACCCGCAAAAGCTCATCCACTATCTCAGGCTTGTAAACAGATTTCCAAGTTGCAACCAGCTCTATCTTTTCTTTAGGCTTGATAGCCTTGATAGCTCTTTGCATCTCATTTTTAAGAATCCTGCGAGATAGCAATAATTCTTCTCTGTACTTATCCCGCGTAGAGTTCTCCATCCAACACCTTCTTCATTCTCGACAACTCTTGCAAGCACTCTGCCAGCAGCCCCGCAGAACGCGCCTGTTGCCGTCTTAACTCCATCACTAGCTCTGCATGGTTCATCTTGTGTACGGCCTCCCAGTAGTCCTGTGCGGCTATATCCACATAGTCTTCATGTAAATCAATCACTGCGCTCATGTTTCACTCCTTTTAACTCCCTGCGTAACTTCCTGATCTCTGCCACCAGTGCCTTGTGATAAATGTGCATCTTTTTTAAATGCCTAGCCCAAGCACCATACCCGCCCGTAGTCATGGCTTGAACTACCTCCGGTGTGTCTGCAAACATCTCGGACTTCCTCAACACATCCAACTCTTTAGGTGTCTTCATTCCTGCCCCCTTTCAGCGGTATTGCAGCCCCTTGCGCGTATAGCCTCTCTAAATGCTATTGCTGCATCCATCAAAGCAGTTTCGTAAGCATCAAGCGGGGACATATCCGTATAGTCACGCACAGGCGTAGTTAAATGAACTTCAATACTTGCACACGCCTCTCTTTCAGCCTCTACTGCCTTCCTCGTATGCACACAAGCAGGTCTATCACATTCAGGATGACAGCTATGCAGGCCGTCCCATTTAAGACGTTCTTCGACTAAGGCAGCGAAGCGTTCAAGATGGGATTCCGACATGAGAAGCAATGCGCGGTCGGTGTTAGCAGCGGGATATGCCCCCGCCTCCCGCGCCATGCGAATAATGTCATCTGTAGTCATTCTGACCTCCACACACGCACTCCGTCCCCCTCCCGACGCGCTATAAACTTCCTGCCCAACTTCTTACCAGCCCTCCAATTACCGTTCAACACAACCTGCATCTGCACACCCTCAACATAAAAACTCTGCCCTACCTCCATATCCTCATACGGATACCGCCTCACCACCCTAGCCTCCGGCATAGGCACAGCATCATCAATAATAACCCCCATATCCTCACCTCTATCCATATCAATACCTCCTACAAATAATCATATACCAGACACAGACGAAAAAAAACCCCCGGAAGGAATCACGGGGGTAAAAGCGATGCACTCAACATCGCTCAAGCGATAGGAACACTATACCAAAAACACGAAATTTCTTTGGGGGGAGAACGGGATAGGGCACGCTCACTCGAAGGTCAAGTCCCCACAGGGTTGCCAAACAGACAGCTACAAAGACAGCAACTCTACGCGACAGCCCATTCCCATTTTGACTAGACTCTGCATGTCATGACGACATGTCCGAGCACTGGCAAACCGACAGTTCGACATGCCCCATGCCAATTGTTAAATCGACGAGGGGGGATGGAGACACATTCTTCTTCCCTTTTCCCCTATTGCACTTTTTCCAATTGCTATAGTTATATGTATTAATATTTATTAACTTACATAGAATTCTATATACATTATATATATAGACTATATAGGCTATGCTTAATTGCTATGTTGACAATGTTACAGTGTTACATGTGTAACAGTTACAGTGTGTAACTCTGTGACAGTTTTTGAACGCAAAATATGGCTTTACGGCATGGCATAATCTATGCATAATCCTATATAGCAGTAACCTAGTAATCAATTAGACAAGGGGATTAAAATGAAGCAATACGAATTCGAAGCGATTAACCGCAAGCGCGGCAATGTAGAGCGCATTCGTGCTACAGCAAAGACAGAGGAAATTGCCAGAGCGCACATAGTCAATTATTACAGTTCACAGTTCGACGTTTTAGAGTCGTGCTGCAATGTGTACAAACCGCATGAAGTTATCGGTGAAATAGATTGCAGTAGTAAGGAAAGCGAAGAATTCGGTCTTTTTTTACTCGCTCAATACAATGCCGATTGCAAGTAATTACCAATAGTCAACATTAGACGGGAGATTAGACATGACTATCTATCAGGAAATCACAGATTCAATCATTCAGGAACTAGAAAAAGGCGCTACTCCGTGGGTTAAACCTTGGAATGCGCCACTATCAGCAGATAAAAACATTGTCAGTGGCAAACCTTATCGCGGCATCAATCGCCTGTTGCTGGCAATGATTAGCGGCATCAAAGGCTATTCAAACCCGGCATGGGCAACCTATGAACAATGGCAAAAGCTAGGCGGCAATGTTCGTAAAGGCGAAAAAGCCGCAAAGATCATCTTTTGGTCGCAAGCAAAAGACAAAAAGGCTGAATCAGCCGGTGAAGATAAGTTCTATCAATTTGCACGTGCGTACTGTGTTTTCAATGTCGCACAGGTTGACGGTATTGACATAATTGCAAGCGAAGATCAGCCGGTATCTGACAATCAAAAGATTGAAGCTTGCGAACAGAGAATTGCCGCTACGCAAGCAAAGTACACAATTGGCGGGGATACCGCTTGCTACATTCCAAGTATTGATTCAATCAGAATGCCAGCACTGAATACTTTCCAAAGTGCTGAACACTACTACGCAACCTTTTTTCACGAACTAACTCACTGGACAAGCGATAAAACACGTTGTGATCGTGATTTATCTAAAGGAAGGTTTGGCAATGCTGATTATGCTTTTGAAGAATTAGTTGCTGAACTAGGTGCTGCTTTCCTTTGCCAGCAACACGGCATCAAGGGCGACTTACGCCATGCCGGATACATTCAATCATGGCTAAAGTGCCTGAAAGCAGATTCACGGGCTATTTTCAAGGCTTCAGCACTGGCACAGCAAGCCGCTGATTTCCTGCTGTCATGCGGGCAGGAAAAGCCGGAATTGATTGAAGATTCTGAATTGCTCGCGGCTTGACGTTTCATTAACTGTAACTTGACGTTTAACCGCTTGCCGGACGGTTTCCGGCTTTCCTACAAATGGAGATTAGACAATGAGCACACTTGCGCCAGCACAATGGATTTATGACATCTGTGAAAAGCATGATGTTTTTGAATATCGAATCTTAATTCTCGTTACATTGCCAGACGGCAAGCAATTGGTCACTAACTCTGATGAACTGGCAAATAAGCTTCAGGCTGAGGGCGCTTGCACTACGCACATTACAGAATTAGGTGAATGACATGCTAGAAAAAACACTAGATGCAATGCTACTTATTGCTACTGTAACATTATGGTGCTGGATCATTCATAGAGTTATCTACTTAATAACCTTATAATGGATTAGACAATGAAAAGCTTGAAAACAAAAATCGTCAAGAATGTTGGCGCGAAACGTCAAGTATTTACAGAGTTCGGCAAATTCTATGTGTTTCTCAGCAGTAGCATTCAGCAGAAATTCACTATCGGAGACATTACTTTCGAAGCAATAGGGGGATACCCTTCGAACGGATTCAAACCTAACAAACCCATACCCGAAAGTTGGACTATAGACATTTCACAAGAATCAGCGTTTTAAGCCGTTTTTCTCATGTAGGGTTGTCTAGGTACTGGCAACCCTATTTTTTCGCCTTACAAGCCGTTTAAATCAATTCTAGGGGACGTTATGGGCAAGCTTAAAGAATCAATCGTCAGAGCAAACGAATTAAACGATATTCAGATTGACGAAAATATAAATCTGAAAACAGTTACAGAATCGTTAATCGATGGCGCATACGCTTTTGCCATGTTGGCAAATTATGCGAATGATGCAGACAAGCGTTATTTTTTAAACAAGCGTGACGAGTTGCTGAATTGTGCTGCTTTTCTGACATCATTGGATTAAACGAGATTACAGACGTTTTTCTGGATGGGTGGTATCTTCACCCCTCCGTACCCGCGTTTTCAGTCCTACGCGCCCGTACACACGTTTAAACCACTATCGGAGGAAACCATGTCCTCAGCCAAGAAACTATATGCAGTCACTCCGCTGGCACACCCGGCCAAGCAGCCGGATGCAAGACCCAAAAGGGTTAGGCCAGTAATGGAAAAACCAACGTCGATACTCGACCAGAACTTTGCTTACACACCCGCTGCCGCTACCGACCTGAGAGCTAGGTTTAAGCAGATGGGTTTCCGTACGCCAAAACCTAAGAAGGTTCGTTGACCATAGTCTATATATATTCTATATAGACGAGTATAGCCATAGACGTAGTACAGTCATAAGGATAGCCATAGTCATCAGTACACATAGTCAGTAGTTACATGTTTGAGATAGAGTATGTTTTTATAATTCTCTGTATATCGACAGTAATATTCCTATGGCTATTAGAATTACTATGGCTATAGTGATTACTATGGCTATGAATATTCCTATGGCTATATTTACTATATATACATATAGACTATGTTGAATGTTATACGATAGCTACAATTTATAGATAGTCAGAATACAATTAAGATTATTCATTTACAATAATACACATAATCATTTAATGTTGAGTCTCACCTGTTCAATGGTCTGGCAGGTTTCCAACGAGATGAGACTGACAGCCGGGAAAGACCGGCAACTCCGTTAAGGTAAAAACTTTTACCTTAGATTCGACACCCTACCGGGAGATGAGAATGACATATATAAAAGACATCAAGCTATGTGTTGACTGTGCCTTCTACGGCAATCATGTAGGCCAGCGCGACAAGTGTATTCACCCCAAGCTAACCACTATTGACCTCGTAACCGGCGGTCAAAACTATTCCTACTGCTACGCAGAACGACGCACTAACCTTCCCGACCATTGTGGCGAACAGGCAAGATTCTTCGTCCTGAATGCTGACGCAGAGAAAGACCGCCTACAGCGTTTAGCCGAGCTTGAGGAGGCCATGCGTGACGCACCTACCCTATAGCCCAGAAGACCTACAGCGCGTCATAGAACGCCTTACAAGCGTTCTGGAGGACGAATTTGGGGACGATATGGCCGGATGGGGCGCAGCTTCCCTAATCCTGCTGCTATCCATAGTGGACATGACAGGCGTGGATAGACAAGACATTGCCGACCATATCCTGTCACCCAATAAATACAGGGAGTATTTGCAATGAGGAAACTAGCCTTGTTAGCTTTCTTTTACTGTGCCTTTTCCTATGCGGCTGACCGTTGGCTTGAGATGCCTAACAACGCAGGAGGGAAGATCATGTTGTTTAACAGTAAATGCTCAGGAACAGATGAGGGGAAGCTTGTGATTGCCACAACCCCACAAGGTGCGAATGTGCATGGTTGCTGGTGGTATTTCGCAGAGATGGTTCACGTTGTCTGGAAGTCAGGAGATACGTCCAGCTTTGACGTAAACGCATTCAAGCTTAGGGAAAGCAAATGAAACCAACACAAGAGCAAGTCATCGCATGGGGGAGAAAAGCGGGATTGCAATGCGTAAAGAACTACGATTATCGCGGTTCGTATGAAGCAATGCCATTGCTGGAACAACAAGATTTTGACAAAGTATTACTTGCGCTCACCCTCGCCTATGAAGCAGGTCGCAAGGATGAGAATGAGGCGGCTATCGAAGATGCACGAACCGTTGGCGGTGAGGCGGGTGCAGAGATGGAGAAGTTAATCCACGCAAGGAGAGAACAATGATTGACAAACAACCAGAGGCATTGAGACTGGCTGAACAGTTGAACAAGGAAATCGTAAGGACTGTGGAGCTGGACATGATGCACCACCAAGCCGCAGCAGAGTTACGCCGACTGTATGAATCAGAGCGAGAGGGGTGGCGTTACGCTGATGAACTGGAGCAAGATCGCAAGCGGCTGCATGAAGTCAATGCGGAGTTGGTGGAGGCGTTGAGTGCAGTTATCCGTGGGGTTCCTGATACTTGGGAAGGCGTACAAAAAGCCAAAGCAGCATTACGCAAAGCAACCGGAGAGAACAATGA